ACTTCCTGCCCGGTAACGAGGACAGGTGCCCACGGGTAGCGGTTGCCCCCTGCGATAAATTGGTAGTTCTCATCCAGACACCAAACTGCCAGATAAATCCTTTGCCCGCCAAAATTGCTCCCGGCTGTTGATGCGGCGATCTGTTCGAATATCGCAGATGCGCGGTAACTTCGCGAGGTATCAACTGGGATAGCCTCACGCACCCAAATCCACGACGCATACCCCGTGTTCTGGATGCCGTCCGAGTGCTGTGTCAGGGCAGCGGGCGCGGTGTCAGCAACATGCTGATTCACGTATTGCAGCGACCACGAATTTGGATCACGCCAGTTCAAAAGCGAACTCTGTCCCACGACCTGACTAGCGGTCGTTGCTGCAACCGTCGCCGACGAACTAGCTGCATTTGCGGACCCCGAAGCACTCGTTGCGCTCGTTGCTGCCTGCGTCGCACTCGTTCCGGCTTGCCCCGCGCTGGTCGAAGCATTGGTCGCGCTGGTCTGGGCGGCACTGGCGCTCTGTTCAGCGTCCGTAGCCTCACTCGCTGCGGTGCTGGCGCTGGTCGCTGCTGCGCTTGAGTAGCCGTCTGCCGTGTCTCTTGCGGCCTCCGCCGCAACACGGTCGGTCTGGGCCGCACTTGCACTGTTCGCTGCCTCGGTTTCGGATAGGGCCGCGCTTGATGCACTTGACGCGGAAGCGGCGGCAAAGCTGGCGGCTTCCTCAATCTCCGTAACGTCGATCCACCGGATGTAATCGACCTCAGAAACCGCCGCCGCCCCGAACCTGTTCAGCCAAGCAAACGGTCGCACGAACTTCGTGCCTTTGCGGAACAGAGTTGCGCCATGTACCGACGCTGATGCACTCTCACCCGTAATTACTGGCGATACTTCAGTTATCCATCCGTCTGCCGTCGTGTACGTTCTGTTGGAAAGATACTGATATGTGTTCGAAGCCGGGACGAACGGTATGTAAACCCCGCTCTCGTCGGCGCAGGAATATCCCGAAAGCGTATTTTGCGAGCCGTCTGCATCGTCAGTCGTCGCGCGATACCTAATTTCAAAACGGTACTTTCGCGATGTGTCTACCGGGATAAGTTCCCGGCGGGTGACATATTGCGTCGGACCCGTGACGACCGCCACGTTACCGCCCGATAGTGCCTCGCTGGATGCCGCGACTGGAACATCTGGATCAGTGGTATGTGTGCCTGCAACTGCTGGCAGTGCACCGTAAGCCCACGCCGCCGGATTGGTAAAATCGCTATCATCAGCACCAATTTCGATTGCGCGGGCGGTGGCCACGGCAACGGCTTCCGCGTTGCTTGCTGTCGTCGCGCTGCCCGACGCTGCAAGAGCCTCGTTGATCGCCTGTTGTTCCGCCGCCTCTGCGCCGTCCCGTGCCGCCTCAGATTGATCCGCCGCCAGTTCAGCGGCCTGTTTGTCCGCGAACGCCGACTGTGCGGCGGCGTCGATCTCCGCGCTAACCGACCCGGACAGGTGGCCGAGAAGGATACTACCGTTGCTGAGATGCGACGACGTGATCGCATCCGCTGTGATCTGCGTCCCGGTAAGCTGGCCCTCGACCTCGGCGAGATCAACCGCCAACACGGTGGCGGAGTGTGGCCCGACAAAACCGGAGACATTGCCAGAGCGGTCATAACTGGCGAGCCAGTAGAAGAACTCTGCGCCGACTTTCAGGCCGGTGTCATTGAACGATCCCGCTTCGCCCGGTGCGGTTTGGGCAACCCGAATATATTCGTCCGCAGGTTCCGTCGCGGTTATTTCGCGCTTGATCGCGACACCGGCGAGATCGCTTGCATCGTCATTCGTCCATTGCGGCTCAAGCGAACCGACCCCGGCCTTGATCGTGATATTCGTCGGCGCGAGCGGCGCGAGCATATCGCCCTCGGCGCTACGACTGATAATCGGATGATAAACACTATACCGCCCGCTCGTCGTGCGCGCTCGCACCGATGCCTCGATCTGATACCCCGCAGGAAGCGGCCCGATCTGGTGCGATGTCGATGTGACGTTCGTATGTTCCCAAACCGTTTGATCGACACGACGCCACCGCAACTCGTAAGCATCGACCGCATTCGAGTCGCTTTCATCCCATTCGGCGAGAATAAATGAACTGGTGCCGCCGTCGCCATCCGGCGACGTATAGGGCGTCAACGTGAGGTTTTGCGGTTGATCAACGATCGGATCAAGACCCGTTCGCGGACCCGCTAGATAAGGCGTTTCATCGGACGCTTGCCAGTCATACACCGCCGCCGATGTCTCGACGACCGTGACATCAAACCCAATCGTTCCGACCTCGCTCGAAATCGGCGTCACCGCCTGAACTTCAAATTCCTTGCTGACCCATTCAAACCGCTCGTAATCGAACGCAATGACATCACCGACCGCGACATCGAGCGCGCTTAGATCAAGCGGCAACGTACCGCCGATCTGTTGCCGTGATCGGTTCAGTTCTAATTGCGCCAACCGTTGCGCGGTCGCTGGTGACGTCGTGAACGGTAGATCATACGTTGCGAACCGTTCCTCGCCGTCCTCGGCGGCATAGATCGAACTCACAAGCGCGGGATAACTCACCGGATTGTAAAGATCATCAGGCGAGACGAATGTGCCGCGAACCGCGTTAAAGAGTTTCGTTGATGGTTGCCGCGTCGTGATCGAGAATGTGTCGCGTAGATCGCCCGCGTCGAACGTGATCGTCGGCGCGACATAGGACGCCGCGCGAACGCGGAACTTGCCGCCGACATAGGTCATTCGACCCGACATCGCGGTCAACATTTCTTTGATGATCGAAAGCCCGTCGAGCGTTTCGGTCAAGTCAAACGTGCCGTTTAGCGTGTACCGCTTTTCAGAACCGCCCGCATCGAGCGCGACCGCTTCATCGCAGACATTCGCCGCCGCGATGAACGAACCGAAATCGATTTCATCATCGGACACGTTGACGCCGATACGCCTCGCACCGATCTCAAAGCCGCGCAGAAAATCAAGAATACAAAGCGCCGGGTTGTTAGACCAACGAACAACGCCGTCACGCGGATCATAGACCTCGCGACCACGTACCAGCGCCGAGATATTCGGAACCCCCGAATATAAGACCTCTTGCGAATTATCCCAGCGCCAAATCGTATGGAGCGCCGCGACACCGCGACCCCGGTGCGCCGCTGTCCACTTTTCGCCCTCGCTAATAGCGACCAGATCAGCGAACGCCGCCTGATCATCATCGCCTAGCGATACCTCGATGTTCGTGAATTCATCGGTGTACTTGCTATCCGTTCGCGCAAGTCCGGTTCCGTCATGTTCAAAACCGATCGTATCGTCGAAAATGATCTCGCGATAGCTGTCAACCTTATGCCCCGCCATCGGGATCACTATCGAAAGATATTCGTCTTTCCTGCCAAACTTGGTTTCAGTGACCGTTCTCGCCGCACAATATTGACCTTCGCCGACCCCCTCACAAACATCATAGACAAGGCGATCGGACGTGAACCCCGGCCCGCGCGTTGCTTCCATATGGATATAAGGCCCGCCGACTCGGGTTTCGCCATAGATCACGCGCCGAGCCGTGATCGGATCGCGGGCGTTTTGTGTGCGACCACTGTCGAGACTTTGTGAACCGGGATTTTGCTGCAAAAGTAGATCAGCACCGATCGACAGCAGACCAAAAGCCAGGGACTTTAAAGCGCCCGCAATTGAGAACGCCCCGATCGCCGAGCCAACCGCCGACGACGCCGCCGCGATACCGGCGGCGATCGCAGCACCGATCGGCGGCGTTTGCGGCGCTATTTCATAAAACTCGCGATAAGCCATATTTGACCACGGGAAAAAGTGCCTCATACGCGCCATCCATGCAGCGCCATCGAAATCGCCACGAACCCGAACCCATCCTCGAACATCACCGCGATCGATCGACCATCAAGCCCAACCACGCCCAAAGCCTCTTCACCCTTTTCGGTATGCACCGCCGCCAGATCGCCGCGCGCCAACATCAGCGGCGCAACGCGAGCGCCGAGTGCGGCGTCGGCGATGCCACTCACGCCGCCCGTGCGCTTTAGAACACGCACCGCACCGGCGGCGGTTTTGTACTTGCCGCGAAACTCGACGCCGTGATCGACGCCGGTCATTGCCCGCACTGCATCCGCCGCGAACAACGAACAATCGCACACACCCCAAGCGAACGGCGTGCCCTCGCACGCTCGCAGATAGTCGGCGAGCGCCGATTCCCATTGATGCAATCGATTGATCATGTGTCGTCGATGTCCTTCGTTCCCCAATAAGTTTGAATGTCTCGGATCGTCGGGACGAACTCGAAAAACTTGTCACCGGGAAAGAGCGTTTCTTGATCCTCGGGCGTGTAGAACAACCCGAGCGGCCTTCTGAGATCTCGCAACTTTGTCTCGGCGGTGATCTGAATCGTCGAGGTGTCACCCGCCTCGACGATCGTCATTTGATCGAGCCGCGCTCGCGTCCAAACGTCAGGCGGCGCAACCAATTGACCGGCGACGTCGAAGAACCCCTGATAGATCGTCACGACGCGGCCCTGATACGGCTCGGCAAGCGCAAGCGCCAACATTTCACCATCAAGGCCCGAAAGCGTCGCTTGCAACGGATGCGCCGTGAGATCGGCGCTTTCGCTTGGCAATTGGATCGTGAGCGCCGCCCCGGTGCCGAGATAGATTTCGCCATCGACTTCGATCTCGCCAAAGCCCGTCCAAGTGCGCCACGTTCCCGAATCGAATGCGATCCGAACGAATAGCGCCGGTCGGACAACGCCCGCACTTGCCGCCGCTTTCGCCGCCGTTGAAATCCCGCGCGCCATCAGATCGCCTCGATCGCTTCGAATGAAAAGGAATAGATCGCCGCGACATCGACATCGAACGCGCCTTGATCTGGATCGGCAAGCCGGAACAAGCCGACCGGCTCATTCACAACCAGATTGCCTTGAGCGTCCCGCCGCTCGTATCCTCGGCGACCAAGTACAAGCGGTTATTGCACGACACATAGTCACCCGACAAAAGAGTGCCGTTGAGCGTCGCCGCGACATCGACATCGCCGATCGAGCCACTGATCGAGTTTGCCGTGCCGCTTGCCGTGCCAGCGGGCGCGGCTGCGGTCGGATCGCCGAGATAGAATTCGCCGATGATCCCGTCGAGGCGCGTGAAGAACCCGCGCCACCGGCGACCCTGATCAGCCTGCAACGGCGGCAAAGTGACAGACGCCCGCCAGATCGCGCCACTCGATGCGATCACTTTCGATTTCAACGTGAACGGCGATCGCGTTTGTTGTTGCGCTCGCATCGGCGAAAACCCGACGCGCCTCGGCACCGTTGGCATTGTTTCCGGCATAGATCAGCGCCCTAAATAGTTCGGATTGCGTTCGTGAACATCGCCCACGGTTCGAACGACTCGTTCCTCGCTTTGCTGAATTTGCGACGCGATCGATGATCGATCGGCCCCATTCAAACCGGCGTTGAAATGGTTTGTGACTTGCACGGTCGGCGCACCGATGCCGCCAAGCGGCGCGATCGACGTGCCACCAGAGCCGCCGAACGCCAACTCAGGACCGCGTTCGCCGACAATGCCGAATTGACCGCGCGGGATCGTGCCGCCATCCGCGAAAAACCCGGCGAACACATTGCCAAGCCCGCCGAGAATACTATCGAAGAAGCCACCACCGCCGCCGCCCGCGCCGCCTGCACCGCTGAACAAGTTCGAGATTCCCGCCTCGATCGGCGCGAATGCCTTGTCGAGCAATTGATCGGCCAAACGCTTGCCGATTGAAACCAACGCTCCCCGAAAATTGTCGAAATCGAACTCGCCGGTTTTGAGCGCATCTTTCAAACCGCCGGTGATCGCACCGCCTACGCTTTCCGCTGCATCTGTCACCACGTCGAATGCCTCGACCGCGACCGGCGTGCCGTCACTTTTCAACCGCGAAAAGTGACTGATCACGCCGTCAACCATATCGGGCACAAACGAGTTTCGAACGATTTCGTTATCCATCCGATCGGCGGCATCTGTAACCCGATCGAACGCCGCGACGCCGGTGTTTGCCGCGACATTCAATCGATCGAACTCGACCGATACGCCGTCAACCATCGCCGCCGCATCATCGACCACGCCTTGCAACTCAGGCGACGCCGCGCCGGTTAACGGGAACAATTCACCCATGATCGGCGGCGGGATTTCAGCCGGTGCGCTCGGCGCGGCTTGCTCAAAGCGACTCGCGACTTCATCGGCACGCCTTTCGGCTTCCGATTGACCCAACCCGATCGCCGACATCAACGTGCGCCACCGCGCCTCTAAGCCATCAAAGACCGCCGTCACCGATGAAATCAACCCATCGACCACACCCCGAACCGCCGAGCCGATGTCGCTCGCAATGCCGGGAAGAATCGTCAAACCTTTCTTAATCAGATCGGGCAACGCGGTCGCCAGATTGCTCGCCGCCTCGATCATCGCGTCTTTCATCGCGATCATCTTTTCACCGGCACCGGGAACAACCCGATCGACGACACCCGCCATCCCCTCGAACGCGGCATTCGCAACCGCCGCCATCTCCTTGACCTTGCCGCCGACGGCCTCACCGATCGAGCCGCCCCATTCTTTTAACTTTTCCCCCGGCGCGTCGATGAATTCCGAGATTTCATCGCCGAACGTGATGATCGCCGCACCCGCTAAGGCCAGCACCGCGATGATCCCGATGGCAGGCGCTGAAATGGTTGTCACGATCAGCGCCAACATTGCGACCAGCGGCGCGATCGCCGCAACGGTCCCCGCGAAGATCGTGCCGAACTTGACGAACTTCGGATCGGCGCTTGCAACCCATCGAACGGCCTCGGTCAATCCGTTCACGATGCCGGTGATTGCATCGAGCAAACCCGAATCGGCGATCGCAAGTTTTAGACCCTCGAACGCGCTCCCAAGTTCTTTGACCGCGCCTTGAAACCCTTTCAGCCGCACCGCCGCTTGTTCGTCGGCGCTGACGTTCGCGATACTTTCGCCCAACCGATCGAACCCGTCCGCGCCTTGCTCGGCTGCGGCGAGCGCTGTGCGGATCGCATCGGTTCCGAAAATCGTTTTCAGTTTCTCGGTTTTGGCTTCCTCAGATAACCCCGAAAGCGCGACTTTCAATTCTTCGAAGATCGAGCGCATCGGCTTCATTTGACCGGTTGCGTCGAAGAACTTCAAACCCAATTCGTCCATTGCCTCGCGAGCCTTTTTCGACTCCGGCGTTAGACGTTGAATAAATGTCTTGAATGATGTGCCCGCATCCGAGCCGCTTGCAAAGTTTGCCGACGTTGCCGCGATCGCCGTCGCGAATTCGTCGAACTCCAAACCAAGCCCGCCCGCGACGCCGCCCGCTTGCCCGAGTGCAAGGCGAAAGTCGTCGAACGCGAATTTCGAATTGTTCGTCGCACCGACAACCGTATCAACGGCCTTGGTAAATTGCGACCCATCCAACTTGAATTGAGCCATAACGTCGGTTGCGAGATCAGCCGCATTCGATAGCGACGAACCGGTCGCCGCCGCAAGTTTCATTGAACCGTCGATCGCGCCGCCTAGTATCGCCTCGGCCTTCAAGCCGTTGCGCGCCAGCATTTCCATACCTTGCGCCGACTCGCTCGCCGTGAACGATGTCGTCGATCCGAGCAATTTCGCCTTTGCGCTCATGCGATCAAAGGCATCACCCGACGCGCCCGTGACCGCCTGCACGCGGTTCATCGATGCTTCGAACTCGCCAGCCGTTCGCACGATGCTGGTGCCGATCGCGCCGACGCCGATCGTCAACCCCGTGAGTGGTGCGATCGCACGCTTAACGCCGCTTACAGCCCCGCGCACACTCAGCCCGACGCCCGCCATCGCCTGATCAAAGGCGGCGGTATTTGCCGAGAGATTGACGCGCAAAGCGCCGATAATCGCGTTTCTCATTGTCGGTTGACCGTTTCCGTTGCGGCTTTCAATTGCTCGGGATCAACGCCCCAAGCGGCGGCAAGCTGTAACCCGTGAAGCTGAATCGCTTTCGGGCTTTGCGGTGCCGCCGATTTATTCGGCGACAAGAACTTTTCAAATTTGGGTAATTTCTTGACCCGAGACAACGCCGCAACGTGCCAAGCGTGCGACATCGTGAGAGAATATTCGCGCTCGATCCGAAGCCGTGCGCCTTGCATGTATCGTTGCAATTGGCGCGGTGTCAGATGCCAGAACGCGGCGGGATCAAACCCCGCCGCGATGTACTCAATTTCGATCGCCGCCCAATCTAAGGACGCGCCCTCGGCGGCGCTTTCGGCTTTCCCGACGGCTTCGCCTTCGGAAACGCGGCGGTCATAGCCGCCGTCACCGCGTCGATCGCATCGGACATTTCGACCAGCGCGCCCGCCGCCTCGATCTCGGGCACTTCGTCGGCGTGATATTCTTGCAAGCCCGCCCAAAGTAAAACCCGCATATCGCGCGCACTCGCTTTTGCGAGCCGTTCGTCGAGATCATTGATCGAGCAACCTAAGTTATCCTCGATCAAACAAAGTGCGTTAAGTGTGAAAGCGAGCGTCAACACCTGATCGCCCGCTTTCAGCGTCGCGTGACCCTTTTCAGCGTTCGCGGCCATTAGGTCGCCGCCGCAAGGGTCGGTGCGCCGGATGCTTTAAACGTTGCCGTCAGCATCATTTTTTCATCGTTCGCCAACTCGCCGAACTCGACATCGGTGCAAAGCGCCGCGAACTGCAAACGAATGCCGTTCGGGAACGTGATCTGATAGTGACCAAGATCGTCACTGTCTAATTGAGCGACAAGCGTGTCATTGACGGCGGGCAGGTAATTCAGCGAGATCGACGCCTCGCCGCCCGAGCGAACGCCCGAGATAAACTCCTCATAATTCCCCGGAGATTTGAGGTGTGTCGCGTCAACGGTCGCACGGGACGGAGACGGCGGCGTGATGTTTGTCACTTCCGCGACATCGGTCACGCTCGAAAACGTGTTGTCGGTTGCGATTCCAAACGCGGAATCGAAACCGGTGTCAGCCTGAGTCGTCATGGTTGCAATCTCCTATGCCATACAATGAAGTCAATCGAGACACCGTGAGATCGAGACGCTTCGGACGACTCAGGCGCTGGATCAAAAAGGTCGCGTTCGTTATCGACGAACACGCCGCGAAACTCAGTCGATCCGCTTTGAAAGCGGGCACCACTGAGAACCAGTTTCAGCGCATCGGCGACGCCGACCGCATCGAGATACCGCGCGCCGATGCAATCGCATTGAATGCGCGTTCGCTCCAAACCGCTCGCCCGCTTCAACGAATAGTCAGGGTCGCCGATGATCCGGTGATAAACGATCGCGGGTAACTTTCCCGCTTGCGGTCTTCTGCTCGGCACGATCCGGTCGCCGACCAGCGCCGAGATCGAGGCGGCGGCGGCAATGTGACTTCGAAGATCCACGATCATCTTTTTCGTGCCTTCCGTTCGGCCCGAGCGACGGCCTTGTCAAACTCGATCTTGATCTCGGCAACGACCCGCGCCAGAACCTTCGCTTTGCCTCCGTCCCATGCTGGACGCGCAAACGCTTGCGGCGGATGGTTTACGGTGCCGAATTCCTGCAATACCGCTTGCGGGTTTCGCCCCGGCCCGACAAAGACCTCGGCGAAATTCGGCGGATTAACTCGGTTCGCCTCGCGTGCCGCCGCCCGTGCCGCCTTCGCATCACCGCCGCTTGCCATCACATCGGCGAACGCCTCACGCGAAACGCTCTTGTGATCGTGCGGCTTGCGCTCGCTTGCATTAACCGAGATCGCGAGATCGCCTTTGTCACGCGGCGCTCGGGCTTGCATTTCATCAGCGAACGGCCCTGCGCCCTTCCGAAGCGCGCGGCGCAATGCGTTTCGGCCCGTCGCGCGTGTGATCGATTTCAGATTGCGTTCTAGTTCGCGCAAGCCCTCGATCCGTACTGTTTCAGACATCGGCCCGCGTAGTCCCGTCGATCTCATAGCCTTGCCGACGCTGGATTTCCCGCACGGCGTTGATGTCATACTCGCGACCATCAACGACCATCCGATCGAGCGGCGTCGGTGCATCGGATAGATGTCGAATTCGAATATAGATGTCAGCGTGCGCGGCTCGCGTTTCGCCGCCGTCAACGGTTTCAGTGCCGCGCGGTTCCGTCTTGCCCGCCCAAACCGTCACCAGATCACACCACGCCTCGACATCTTCGCCCGCCGCATCCGGCTGGACCGTCTTACGCCGAAACGTGACGCGCCGATCGAGCCGCCCGCCCTTCATTTCTTTGCCGTCTCTTTTTTGGCGGGCGCTGGTTTCGGCTTGGCGGCTTTAGTCGCGTGCCCCCTCGAAATCAATTCAGCGCCGATCGTATCGCTCACATCGTAGCCTTTGCCGCCTTTGAAGAACCCGACGCCGATCAAGCGCACGCCATTGATCACTTTGATTTTCATATCGTCACCGATCCCGATCGCTTGTGTTTCGAACTTACGCGCCGACCCAACCGCGCCGATCGATGTCGAGAAGACATTGAACGCCGAAGGGAATCGAACGTTGCGGGCGATCCGCCGTCGCCTCGCGATTTTCAAACCAGTGCGCGCAAAGCAACCGCGCGGCTTGCTTGATCTTTTCGGGCACTTGTTCCTCGGCGTGCCCGTAACTTGCCGTGATCGTTAACGCATCTTTGCGCAGCGATCCCGAAGGCCATCGGTTGACCGGCTCGATCTCGGTATAGGTATCGAACCGATAAACCCGAAATTCATCGATCGACATCGAGTGAGACACGTCGTCGGTGTCGATGAATTTGACCGCCTCGATCTCGATCAAAGGCGTGATCGGAATTTTCACAACATCATACCGGCGCGGCAACGGTTGCGCGCAACCCCATAATTGCGGCATCACCGCGCGCCCGAGCATTGATTTCGGCCCGTCGATCGCATCAGACACCGCCGCGACCAATGCTTTCAACGTGTCGTCGTCGGCATCGCCATCGATCCGCGATTGCTCTTTCGCCTCGTCAACCGAGATCAGCGGATCGGGAACATTGGCGCGGGCGATGATCTGTTTCATTTGTTAGTCGCAGCCTTTTCGCCGGTCGTTTTCTTCGTCGCCGTTTCGCCGTTCTTTTCGCGCACCGGCTCGCATTGACCGGCCTCGATCATGCGCTTGCCCTCTGCGGCGCTAACCTCGATTTCATCCCCCGGCGAGAACGTGCCATCGGAACCGGATCGACTCACTAAAAGTCTAACTCTCATTTTCTCTGTCCTTTGGTGTCGCTTGAACGGCGGCACGATCGCCACCGTTCGTTTCTTTAGTTCGCGCGACTACGCGGCGGTTTTCAGGTGCTTGATTGCCCGAGCGTCGGCGATCTCACCGTCGAGACGGAGATAACCAGCAACGCCGAAACCCGGCCAAAAGTCCTTATCGGTGATCGCGCCAATCAGGGGAGAACCGACCTTGCGGACAAAGTATTTGGACAGATCGCCGAACAACATCACCCGCTTGTTAGCGGTGAGATCGTCCATTGCCTGATTGATACTAAACGCCCGACCGTTAAACATTGCGGGCGTTCCGGCTTGTACGTCACCTTTTTGCCAAAGATAGTTTCCGTCGCCATCTTTGATCTTGCGGACCTTGTTCAACGTCTGGTCATTGAACATATATCGGACCTTCGGCGACTGGCGATAAGCTGGATCGACCGAGTGTTCGAGATCAATAATCTCATCCCAAGTGATCGCCGTTGTACTCGCCGCTGTTTTGCCCATTGAACTTGCTGTGACAATTCCATTCGGCGCGTCCGAACCGGACCCGACAGTCAACACGCGATTTGCTTTACGGCCCAAACGTTCGCCGAGAAGCGAAGCTAAAAGCGACTCCATCGCAAGCGGAGAATCCGACATCATTTCGAGCGAACACCGAACCCATTCCGTGTCGTAAGCAAACGAGCCAAGTTCTTTTTGATCGAACACGGCGTCGGCACTGCCGTCGTCGTTGAGCGTTTCGCCCTCGGTTGCTTCCGATGCTTCGTTCGCGGTGTCGTTGATCGTCGGGAACGGCATCGTGATGCCACTGTTCGTCGTGATCGACATGCAAATATCTTCATCGTACATCGGTCCCCAATCGGCCATTGCACGGACAAGCATCGGCATCATTTCTTCAGGCACG